AAGTGGTGGGTACGAACGATACTCTGCTGGAGCCGTCTATCTGAAAATAGATGATTCAGTCAAAGGCTCAACGCTTCGACCCATTTTTACGTCGAGTGTGTTCCCATACAGCTCAGATGGTACCGGAACGGGTGATATACAGGTGAACGGTTTTTTGTTCTCGAATATGATCGGCAGACACCAGCATACCATCTGCGCGCAATACAGACTGAACGAGGGAACTCACGATATTGGTATTGTCTGCAAGCCTTACCATCAAAACGATGAAATCGCTTTAACGACGTACTTCTTTCCGAATCTCCAGACTGGTTCTATTCAACCCTATGGGTTGTCGGATACTTTGAATCTAAAAATGAATAAGAACATTTTCTTTTTGGCTCGAAACTTGGTTGTCGATATCTACTATACGGACTCTGACCCAGAGTGATGCGTAGTATGCTTTTGCGTTATGATGCGATAATGGTTTTACTGGAGTAAGAGATGGCCTACAAAGATAGCTTTACCAAAAATGAGGAGGCCGCAAAGCGAGCTGGTCGAGCTAGTGGTGCTGCTGGTGGCAGGGCAACTGGGGCCGCTAAGGGCGGAGGCTGGGGTACAGCCGGTGGGGCTATTCTTGGCGGGGTTGGCGGGTTTTTCTTGGGTGGTCCTACTGGCGCCTTTAAGGGTGCCAAGGCGGGTGCTGCTGTGGGTGGTGCGGCTGGCGCTTACTTTGGCGGTAAGTCTGGAGCCAAAAAAGGCGCTGTGACCGGAGCTAACCGGGGAATCCGTGCCGGTAGGCGGGAATTTCAAAGAGATTACAAGGCCAACAAGGCCAAAAAGTTGGCTGCTGGTTTAAAGGCTCGGTCGGCCATAGAGGATGCCAACAGCAAGGCACGAATGACGGACGATCAATTGCTTGCAGAAGCAACATTGCCCGCACCAAGAACCGCGCGTGGCGGAAGCAGATCACAACGATATAAGAACTAAAACTTAGGGTATTAATAGCCATGGCTGATCCAACACTAGAACCAACACTAGAACCAAAAGACGACACTCTTGGCCAAGATGACATGGTCTGGGATCCTAATGCCTTGAATTCGAAAGGGGGGAAAGGGGACTACGTCAAGAAGACAATCTCGGCAGGCCTGTACAAAAAAATGCAGGCCGCTGACAATAAGCAACTCGCAGTTGCCGCTGGCGCTGGTGCTGCGGGTGAGTTGGCTCAGTTCTTCGTTGGCTTAACAACGCTGAATGACCCCTCGGTCAAGGCGGCACTTCGAGATAAAGCGCGACTTGCGGCTCAAATCAGAAAAGGCCCTGACTTGCTCACACGGGGAGAAAAGGCAGACTATCTCGACGCCGGGTTAGCGCCTGCTGAACGGGCTGCAGAGCGTGCTGAAGACACCGCTCTTAAGGTTGCAGCATCTACTGGGAACACTGGGGCACGGAACTTTATGGCCGCCACTCAGGGCTCCCGAAAGGATATTTCTGACGCAACTCTTGCGTTGAAGGCTGACATAGCTGGAGAGGATGTTCGCAGAGGAGAAGTGAAAAAGGTCTCTGACGAAAAGGCCAGAGCAGGAATGAACGAAGTTGATGCGATGATGTTTGATATTAGGAAAACACATCTCACTGAACCGATTCATAGGTTCTTAGGTAGTGTTGCAAAGGGCGTTGGTGTGATCCTGGCTAATCAACCAGGGGAATCGTTTGCAGCCGAGGTCAACGCTGCCCGAGAAGCTGGGCTAACCTCTGAGCAAATTGAACGCTTGCTTGAACTCTCTGGGGGACCATTCGCTAGACGCAGAGTTAAAAACTACATGAAGGAAATGGGCGTATCCATGCCAGCCAAACCTACTGGTGGTAGTCCAGAGATTGATGGTGAGGGGACGAAATCATCCGTGCGGAAGGGTCTACGAGAGGCCAAGGAAGCAGCAGGCATGACTCGTGACCTGTCTGTAGGTAAGGGTCCAGCTGGTACTGGGACTTCTGAGCAAGGCAAATCCATCAATGAGATGACTCGTGCTGAAGCCAAAGCCAAAGCATTAGCTACAAGTGGGCCTGAATCTGAACCGGATAAATGGAAAAAAGAAGCTGATTTGAAAAAAACCAGACAAGCTAGACTGGCCCCATACAGCAAATCTGACATGGACCCGCGTGTTCACGGATTACGAGTAGCGCAAGCTTGGAACAAGGGAGATTATACATACGTCTATGATCGAGAAAAAAATGTTTGGACTACATACAAAGACAACAAAAAGCTCGATTTTGAAGTGACAATAGATGAAGCAGAAGCCTCTGATGATCCTAATGTCAGGGAGCTCTATGATTTAGCCTTGAGAGAGGGGCTACTGATTGACCGAGAACTTAGTGCTGGTATGGTGTAATGCCCTCCCGCTCGCTAAATCGTCGCGAGTACGGGGAGTTCAAGCAGATGCTGGAACAGGCCTTGCTTGAAATCCGTCTTCCGTCTGGCATTGTCGATACGAACAACATTGTACCTGGCGCTATTCGGCCAAATAACTGTAAGCTCGATGCGACTTGGAACTTCAGGGGAACTGTAAGCGCTGGCGGCACAGTACTTAACAATCTCAGTACCCAAGCAGATGCAGGGCCAGAGGTTAAGAACGCTTCAAATACGGTAAATGAAGTCGTTGAGGTGAACGGTAGGGCTAACGTTGGAACAGCAGACATCTATTTCATGAATGCCTTGAAGCAGACGGTCACTTTGATATTACCGATAGCCTCAAAAAACATCGGTCGAAAAATCTACGTTAAGCGGGTAGATAAGGATCAAACAAATCTCTGCCGAGTTTTAACCACTGTGGCAGGCAAACTTGATGGTACGGATGGGGTCGAACTCAACGTCCAAGAATCTGTTATTCTGATCGCATCATTCACTCAGTGGCACGTCTTCTCATTAGACTTCAAACTTTAGGATTCACCATGGCTCGAGTAACAGGAAAGTACAACGTCGATTTTAATCGAGGTGAGTCTGCCTTCGACAATCTTCTTGGTCAATACCTTGGTACGCGCGAAAAAAGAAGTGAGGAGCGATACCAGCGTGAGCTGAAGGATGCAGACCCAAAGGCGAAGCTATCTTGGGTTTACAAGTTGAAACAAGAGCAGCGAAATATGCATGGAGAATTAGCCAAGCTCTTAGCATCTCTTAATCGAAGTTCCGGTTCCGGCGTATCTTGGTCCACAACTGAAAAAGGTGCCGACAATGTGGCATGGGCTAAACAAATGGAAGAGTACCGGGATGAGCACTTCAAGGACGCAGGTCAACTGAGGGCTGGTATGAAGCAGGCTAAATCAAGCGATGTTGACAGTTGGGTTCAAGCGCCAGATGACTTTAAAACATCTTTTATGAAATCGATGGAAACCGCAAATATGAGCGAGATGGAGAAAGTCGGTTTCGGTATAGCAGTAGTAAAGATGGCTAAAGAAATGGGCAAAGGGGACTTGGCCTTAAACGTGGTGAACGGCGCCGGGGTAGGCCCAAATGCTCGCACTAATGAGTTGTACGACAACGCCACTGGTACCACGCGACAGTTTAGCGTTGAAGGCCCCTCAATCAATCTACTTAAGCGGTCAGTTCTTATGGGACTCAAAACGCCTACTCAGCAGAGAAGAACTTCAGGCAAAGGCTCGAGGGGTAGCGCTCTCCCAGACAATAAGGGGCTAATCGCATTCTATACAAAGCAGATTCAAGACTTGGATGTCGAAATCAAAAATGCCCAAGATGATTATGAGGGGGCGAAAGCTGGGTATTCGGACTTGATTCGTGGCCCGTCGTACAACCGGGCACTGTCTCCAACCTCGATCAAGCCATCTCCCGTCGGCCACATCATTGATAGTTTCAGAAGACTTCATGAGGTTGATCCGACCTTTGCTCGAGATGTGCTGACTGTGTCGGATGAAGAGGGTGAGTTCACTGTTCCAGATCCATACGCTGGATTGGTAGATATCGAGGGTGCTGGTGGTCAGTCTCCTTTGAATGTCATCGTAGATGCTACTGACATGCTGCGAAAAATAAGGGGTCTCGGCTTGAAAGAGGGCGATGGCAGCATCGAACCAAGAACACTAAATCCCCTAAATGCAAAAGATGCAGACCTTGTAGAGGATAGTTTGTCTCAAATGCTTTCAGCCTTGGAGTCACCACTGTACGAAGACGACTCCTATGATGGAGCTCGAGACATACTTGAACGATCAAAAGATATGTTCCGTCTTGCTGGAGGAAATGAATCACGAAGAATCCAAGCTTCGGAAATCCTTGCTGATTCTATGGACGGCTGGGAAGGCTCTTTGAACCAAGACGATTTGATCAAAATGAGCAAAAAGGACCAGCCTGAATTTCGAGTGGCTGATTCGATTCGTCAATCTCAAGTTGCATACGATAAGTTTTTGAAGACAAGAAACGCTGAAGAATACCGGACTGATATAGCAAAAACATACAACGATCTTCTCAAGACAACTCCAGAGGTTCGAGGCCTGGTTGGTGACGCAGCCTTGGGTGAGATTGAGCGGTACGAGTCTGCTGATCCTTCAGAGCGTTTGCCGGAACAATTGAACTTCAAACTTCAGGGCCTACTTCAGTCTGCAGATGTTATTGGGGCTAGAGGTGTGATGGAGCCTGGATACGAAGGCGAACTTCCTGAGATTGATGACCGAGAGGGCACTGACAGCGGAGTATCAACAGAGTCTGAAGCGAATAGGGGAGTCTAAAAATGATTGAAGAAGATTTGACCGATGCAGAATGGAAACAAGTATTGGATGGAACGTATATAGAGCCAGAAGCAAAAATCAATCGTGATTTGTCTGCCAATATGGCAAGCACGTCTGGCCAAGGTGGAGGCACGTCTGGCCAAAGTGTAGGCACGAAGGTCACGGCCCTATCACTTAATGAGGATGCGACAGAAAAATGGGCTACATCCGATACGCTGAGAGCTGATTTTAAAGCGAAAGAAGAAGCTTGGGTGGGCGACCCGAAAACCACCAACAATTGGTATGATTCCAACATTTCTTCAATCAGAGCCGATATGGATGCGCTAGAGGCTCAAAAGGCCTTTTATGCTTTCACTAAAAATAAAGGCGGTATAAACGTCTCTGACGATAAACTTTGGAAGTTAAAGAGTGAACTGAGCACGGTAGAAGAAGAATACGGCCAGATCAAGGCAGGCACCCATGCATGGATCGAGGGCGATGATCAGTGGTCATTTGAGCCTACGCTTGGTGGCTCACCTACTGTGCCTACGTCAGGAGAATCTTTCGCTCTTGGCGCCACAGGAGAACAGAAGGCCCAGCTGCGTGATTACAAAGGTATTGACGAACGATTCCGCAGGTCCGCTGCGCCACAAGGAGATACGCCGCCACGCGCAACAGCCTCCATGAAGGTCGCATCTCAAATCACAAACCAAGACATTCTTGATTTGGCAAAATCAGGAGAATTTCCTGAAGACCTTGAGCACCCTAAAGAAGACATGGATCGCTGGTTGACCCCCTCCGCTGTGCCTTTGAAGCAGATGTACAGTCAAATCGAAGACCCACTTGATCGCGCAGTGTTTCTTAGAGACAGGCGAGACAAGGTAGCCAAGCAGCGTTTTGATGAGATTTACCGACGTGAACTCAAGCCTCAACTTTACACTGCCCTTGCTGGTACGGCCGCTGTAGCGGGTTTAGGCGCGTTGGCTTATTTGGCTCCCACTGCAGTCGCTTTCTTTGGTGGGATGTCGAGGAATAAACTTGCCAATCTTGCTGTGGACGTAGTTGTTGACAATGTGTTTAATCTCCCAGTTCTTTACCTGCTTTACGATTTTATTACTTCTGATGATGATGCAGAAAAAGCAGAACTTGAAGCCGAGTTCAATGAACTGAAAAAAGAGGCTGGCGGAACAAAGAAAGATAAGGGCATTAGTGAAAAACCAGATGGAAGCATAGATCTTTAGGAGATCCTCGTGGCCGACGAAGTATATAAGCCTGGCGGGCTATCCCCAGAAGATCGACTTTTATTGAACAACTTTAGGGGCATCCCAATAGATGATGAGCCGGTCTATGAAGAGGATGAGCCAATATACGAAGAGGCTGATCCAATCTCTGACAACATTGGCTTGGGTGCTACAACGCCCGAAGCGTCGAAGATGTTTTATGAGTTTAGTGAGGGATTTGAGCGGCCCTTAGAGTCGGCGGACCCGCCAGATCAATTCGAAAGGTGGCTGGAAAACAGGGATAGTCTCTACAATAACGCTATAAATGAAGGTTTAAACGAGAAAGAGGCCTTGGCTCGATCTCGTATAGAGGCAAACGCTTCAATGCTTATGGGCGTATTTGGCGAGTTCGACCTCGAGAAATCTGAGTCTCCAGGCGATGGCCCAATAGCCGCTGGTGGTCGAGTATTCAGTCGTCGCATCGCAAGTGTTCAGCCACGAGAGGAAGGTGTCTCGACGACGGAACAGAGGTTTGAGGATACCAGAAAAGAAGCACAAAGAATGCAGTTGATCATTGAGAAAGAGGGCCTCTTTCCAGCCGTCAGGAAGGCAATGAAAGCCCAAGAGATGAGCCCAGAAGACGCCGAAAATATGGGTATTGGCATCAACAGCCAAACCTTCTTCGGGCGTGACATGGAGGATGAAGATCAAGAAGGTATATTCATGCCATACGGTCTGAAAAACCTCGATAATCTTGCAGGCCGGGCAGCGATAAAGATCGGTATACCCAACATGTTTGCTAATCTTTTCTTGGAAGATGATGAGATCAAGGCGTTCACCAAGGAATACAGAACCGAAGTTCCAACCGAAAGTTTTGAGCGCATGGTAGATATGGTCCAAATCAGCGGGGACAAAGGCCTTACTGATCTGGAAATCACAAAGACGCTTAGTGGAGAGTTGACTGGCCTCTTGATGATGCAGTCATACGATGACTTACCGGCAAACTTTAGGCTTCAGGAGCCATCAGTAAAAACGCTGAAGGCTGAGATCGATTCCAATCCGAGTTTATTTCAGGGGTCTCGAAGTGAAGACTTGATCAATACAATCAAGCTTATCGATGAGGACGCATCTGATAAAGAGATTCAGGAGTCACTCAACTTTGTGCCCTTTGGAGCTCTACCGTCATCGGTGTGGATTGGCAGTACTGGCTCCATGGAGAATGTCCTAGCGGAGTCGCTTAAGGCTGCACATAGGGTCATTAAGGCAAAGGGAGAGGAAGGACGGGTATCGAGGGCTCTTCAGACTACGTTGGTTTCGTCTTTATTCGAGACCCAAAAGATCGGCTCTGAAATCGTAGTGGTTGAAAATCGCATTGGTCAATTGTTCAGACTGCTGGGGTTCTTCACTGAGGGCGTAGCTGAAGCACGTCTCCCGTTCGACATTCCGATCACTCCAGCAAGTCGCGACTTCTATTACTCTCTTGGCATCAGAGATCAAGACTCAACTTTTTTCGCACGGATGTTGGCGAACGTCAATACCGGAAATGTTGGTTGGCTGATGCATACGACGAATGAGGCAAAGGCGCGGAATAAAAAGAGAGGCGATCCAGAGTTTCATTTTGCTATGTTTATTGGTGGCCTCTTAGATTTCTTGGTGCCTTGGGAGAAGTTGCACATCGGGCCAGTTGCTCATGTGACTAAAGCAACTGCTCGAGGCAGTTCAATGGTTAGGAAGGTTGGTGCCAAAGGATTCAAACAGCGGGCATTTATGTCTGGCTTTTCTCCGAAGTGGTATGACTTCAAATACCGCGTACACGAACGGGCGATGTTGTCGTTTGATAGGATCAATAGTCGGTTCCCAGGAAACCCTACTAAGCCTAAGTTGCGGGCGATGCTTGACCAAGATGAGGCCGCTCAAGTAGCTAAGGCAGCAAACACCTCACCAGTACTGAACGACTTTGGTGGGGAAGTTGTTCCGATGTCATTGCAAGACAGGGTGTTCGCTGAACAACTGTTTAAGAACATGGACGATGGATTGTCCTATACGGACTCCGTCGATAAGATCGCTAAAACATATGTTCCTGATGCATTTGATACAATGTCCGATGCAACAATGGCCGTCGTTAAGCACCTCATTGCTACTGATGAAGCAGGCACCATATTCAAGATGGGCGCGAACTCTGATGGAGTCATTCCGTTTACGATAGATCAACAGATGAGGCGGGTCATGACCGCCGCTGGAGTTGATTCAGATGCAGTCATAAAGATTGTTGAAAATGCAGCAAAGAAGAACAAGGACGCATACCTGAGTGGCCTCCGCGTTCTTTCTGAGACTTCGGATGCAGGCACAAGAGAACTGCGTGCATCTACGGAGTACATCACATTCAGAAAGCAACTTGAAAGGCTTGTGCGAGATGGAAACCTACTCGACGAGGAGAAGGTCGTACTCCTAAACATAATGGAAACCAGGGCTCACAATGCTGCTGGTGTTGATGTGATCAAGTCTATCGCCACGCCAGAAGACTTCTTTCGGAAGGCCAATGCCAAAAAAGTGAAGACAAAGCTTGCCGACGGGTCTCCTGGCCCAGATACGGTCAGAATCAGGGTTGGGAAGATCTTTGACACAGAGCGATCTGACATATCAAAATTCATAGGTATGCTTAAATCGCAAGACGTGGCGTCCATTATGCAGCTTTTAGATAATGACTCATCGATGCTTGTCATGTTGATGGGGAAGGGCTGGGTAAAGAACTTCTTTAAAAATTACGATACTCAAACACACGTTGGCGGGCATATGAGACTGCCTAAAAACCGACTTACAACAAAGGGTAAAATCCATGTCGAGTCGGTTCTAAGGTCTGTGATCCACGCAGAGGGCAGCATCGGTAGTCAAGCACCACATGCACGCCAGTTGTTTGGGAACTTGGTTGCAGTGTACGCAAGAATGGATGAACGTCTGAAGAACTCAATGATTCCGCTTCAGAAGAAGGCAATGCTTGACCAACTTCTTCGGCCCGATCGTTTCTTCAGAAATGAACTCATCGAAATCAATTACAAAAATCCGGTATCTCCAGGAGCGCGTGTACGTGTTTCTTCAGACCCCGATACGAGATTGGCAGAGGGCAGAGTAGGGAAAACAGGCCGCAAGCGCGTATTTGCAGATATCGATACACATCCAGACTATGTGCGCCAAGCGCTTGGCCTGACGGATGATATCAAACACGTTGATGCCGTTGATTTTTATGCGCGCTCTATCGGGTATGTGATTGCTGAAACGATGAAAAAAGAAGAGTCAACTGGGCTTCTTCGTGGGATGGACCTTGTAAGCCTTACGGGTGCGTCTTTTGCGCGGAGGGACAAAGTCAAATCGATCAGGAAAGCAGTGAATTCGAGGATGGCGGCTGTTCTTGGAATCGAAAAAACTAGTAAGCTTTCAAACGCGACTTTTCTTGACGCCGGGAAACTGGTGGGAATGGCCGACTCCTCAACGAGTACAATTACGTTGAGCTTGCCACAACAGGCTCAGTTCAAAGTATTCCTTCGTCGGCTGGTTTCTGAGCCAATCGTTGGTAAACGAATACCAGATGAATTGATGGGAGCGGGCAGCAGGGTCGATGAGATCTCGTTTGTGAACTACAACCGCGTTGTTGAGCTGCTTACGGATGTCGAGGCCGGTGTCCATGCCCGCAGGACCGTGTACACCGAGGTGATCCCGCGATCGCTGGCCTACTCTATGCTAAACACGTTCAAGTCGAAGACCGTAGACTGGGGGCGCGGTATAGACGTAATAAAACCACTCGTTAGATCTCTTGACGAAATGTTTGTAATGGACGACCCGCTAAAAAATATTCGACCGGAATTCAAAATATTGTATCGAAAGCATCTTTCTGAAGTTCAGGGCATAAGAAAAGATGTGATGAAGTTGGCTGCGGCGGCGCGGAAGGCCGACCCTGAAGCAACCATCGAACAGATTTTCGATGGAATGCGAAACCAACTCGAAGCAGACGCCACAAATCTCAGCAGTAGTCAAATTCGACTGCTGATGGGAGAGTCCGACCTTGTCGGCGAAGGCATGCCGAAGAAGGGAATACTTTCAATATTAGAAGAATTTACTGGTGCTGAGATATCTAGAATCGAACTTGAGTACAAAAATGAAAAAGCCGCAAAAGCTAACAGGAGAACCACAACATTAGAAAGCGGAAAGTCAGATATTATCTCTGGTCAAGATGAGATTGTTGAACCTGGGCTTTCTCCTAAGGAAAAATTCACTGCAGAAGGTTTGATTGAAGGTGAGTCGCGATTCCAATACTTAACTAAAAACAGCACAGTAGCTCTTTTACAAGACCTTGCTTCTGAGCCTGGCTTTAATGGGTTGAGCGAAAAAGTTGGGCAGGCTCTGGCTATCCTCCAGCGGTATTCTACTGACGATGGCTTAGGGGCCGCTGGAGTGGCCAAGCTTACAGATGTAGACCGAGTGGCACTTGCGGATGCGCTATACACGATTCAACACCGCCTCAAAGATCAAGAGCGGTACGTTATACGTCGAGGCGAAATAATCCTAACGGCATTGGGCGGTGACACTGCGAAGTTGAAAAGTAATCTCGCGCCATCAGATTTCGCCTCTGCGTACATGTACTTCCATGAAGGTGGTACAGGCTGGAAAAAGCTTCTTGATTTTGTAGATATTAGGGGAAAAGATTTAAGTCTCGGCCCAAGTGACGTGAATAAATACAGTCCAGCTCAAGCATACCTAGAGATGATTGTTCGGCTCATGGCTGAAGATAAGTTGATGGGAATGTACGACGACATGATCAAGCACGGCATGCCAGGTTCATTTGAAAACTATAGAATTCCAACAGTCAAAGTAACCAATGTCGGAGGAAAGTACGCAATCGATACCGTTAGCAACTTTCACAATCGTGTGAGAGGGTATATGCACCTGTTCTTTAACGAAAGTCAGGACATCACAAGCTACTATAAGACTGGCGATACGACCACTACGATTCCCCCCAATAAGCCATCTATCGACCCAGATCGGCCATACAAGTTCAGCGCTTACGATGAGCCTACGGGGAGGCCATGGAAAAACGAAGACTCATTTCAAGATCTAGACGCTAGAATTGCAGCCGAAGAAGTGCTCGTCCGGTTTGGGATGAGGACGGGCGTAACGGGTGACGAACTGGTCGATATAGTATTCCCTGATGGAAGCATCATTTACGGCCCGAAAGGTCTGAAAGATGAACTTGATGCAGCGATTCAGCGGGCTGCGTCTGTTGGTTCCGCGTATGGTTCAGATGCTTCAAGAGTTCTTGACCAAGTCTCGGTTGGGTCGCCGTATACAAACATACCAAAAACAATTGAGATCAAGTCCTACGCCATGGTTGCGGATGGAATCAATCAGTTGCTAAGAATGTTTCCCATTACCTTCCAAAATATCAAGCGTGGTATCACAACGGGTCTATTCATTCCGAACCCGGCGTACTATACGGCCAACTTCTTGGGTGGTGCGTTCCAGTTGTTCACGGCGGTGAACCCAGTGACTGGGGTCAGCATGCTTGCGAAGAATCCCAAGATGGTTGGCGCTGTGATGTCTCGAATGTTCGGGGAGGGAACATACAAGCCGTTTGGTAACCACATCATCGTCGGCAAGAACGGGATGATATATAATGCCGACCAAGTCACAGATATGGCATTACTGCACCGATTGAACTCAAGTTTCATTCAGGCTGAGACTCAGCAATCGTTGGCTGAAGATATCAAAAGGCACTTGCGGAAACGACAGACGTTCACAAGCAACAAGGTCACGGATTTCGCGCATGCATGGAATGATTACCTTGCAGAGGTTGCCACTTCTGTGGATAGTTTCTATCGGGTATCGATCTTCGTTGATGGATTGATGGACGGCCTATCGCCTGGCCAGGCTGCTTCATTAGCAAAGAAGGCAGCGTTTGATTATGGAGCTCTGACTGACTGGGAAAAGAAGTACATGAGAAATACGGTCATGTTCTACAGCTATCTGCGAAAGAACATGGACCTATTTTACGATACGCTCCTGACAAATCCAAGCAGGGTAACGAACCAACTTAGGCTGGCAAATGGCCTTCATCGTGCGAACTTGGAAGAAGACCCGCAGATCGTTCTGCCAGAATATCTGCAGACAAAAATGACTCCATTGTGGTTTGGGTTCAAAAAGTCGATTGAAAATGAGCATGCTTATGACCAGCGCATGTATACCTTTCCACAGATTCCACTCATGGACTCTGCAGGTATGGCTATAGACGTGCTCGACGGCTTGGCTGGCGACCAAGAATCCCAGCGCATGTTGCTATCAAGGCTGACCCCATGGGTACAGGCACCGTTCGTTCTTGGACTAAACGTAGATCCATTCTACGGGGGAGACCTGGATGAATTTAATAAGGTTCCTCAGTGGTTCATAGAGTGGGACTTGGCTGTAACTGGAGGCATGCTGAAAAGAGCTCTCAAGGTCACATCGTACTCATCGAGGAACCAAAAATCGAGACTTGTTGAGGGCGACCAAGATCGTCAGGTTTGGTTGGCGAACAATGGAAAACTCTGGTGGTTTTTCAAAAACGCACTCCAAATACCTGGGTTTGGGCGTTCAATGACAATTTTTGAGCAAGCTGACAGAGCCAACCTTGGCGTAATCGAGACAATCACGGAAGCACTCAGAAGCATTCGAATCTCTCTGGAAGAAGCCGAACTTGTCGATGTTGTGTCCGATCAATTCGTTGAAGGCGATACGATGAGTCCAAGGTTTGGGTTTACGGAAAGAGACGAGGGTTTGAGAATACTTGGCGTCACAACCACTTTGATCAAGAACCTAGAGCAGCGCCGACGAGAGCTTCTTAAGGAAAACCAGCGCACGTTTAAAGAAAGACACCCTCAGTCGCAAAACAGAAATGAACAGGCACGAAAGCGTAAGACTGAAGTAAATAAACAATGACGCCCAAAAGTAATGCTGAAAATGATATACACTATTCAAACACTTCCCCCAAACGTGCTATCCTTTAGCAACAACACTTACCCCCCCCTTCCCAATTGGAGTAAATAATGTCAATGATTCCCGAACTTATGGGCGGCCGCTCGCTTTCCCACCCCCTTCCGCTTGCAGTCGGCAAGAGCAGCAGCAAGATGTACGTCGGTGGCCAGGCAAATGCTGATGTTGCCGCTGGCACAGCACTAACTGACACCGCTACTGAGGCTAATCTGACTCAATACGCTATTCCTGCGGATTCATTGGTTGTTGGCTCTACGGTTCGCGCCCAATACGCTGTTGTCGCCTCTGCTGTTGCTGGTGGAACAGATAACCTGATTGTTGATTTGACACTCGGTGCAAGCGCGACTGGATCTGGTAACGAGTCTACTGTAGTCAATGCGGTATTTGATGTGAATACCGCTGGCGACTGTTCGCTCGGTGACGTTGTTATTCAAATTCGCACAGTAGGAACAAGCGGAACGGCGGTTGCTTGGGGGTCTCTGTCGAACCCAGACACCAGTGGCACGCTGGCTGGAGTCAGCTACTTTAAAGCTTCCTTTACGGTAGACACAACCGTCTTGAACTACTTGACTGTGACTGGCAAGTGGAGCAACGGTAACGCCAATACATGCGCCTCACAGGGCTTCATCGTAGACATCGTCAACCCTGGCGTTTGATCCTGAACCCCTGACTTAGGAGACTCCCATGCAAGGGTTCGCAGTAAATGATGCAACTGTGGCTGCTATCAATACCGGTTACGTTGAAGACAAGAAGATTCTGCTCCACGAAGATAGCGCTGCCGATGCGAAATCATCGGCACTGCCGTCTGCGTGCTACCTTTCTCACCTTGATCTGCAGTTGACTGAAACAACTGGAACAGCCACGAAGGTTTCAGCGTTCTTGGCGTGGGATTCGAATGGTGACGACCCAATGACTGGTGAGTCCCCAGGAAATCCATTGTGGACTGGTATGACTGGTACTAATTTGCGAAACACGTCAATCGCACTTGATGTATGGGTCACAGCTCCAGCGAGCCAGACGACTCAAGGTAAGTGCTATCTGTGGCTGAAGACTGATGCTGGCGTCGTCTCTTGTACGAAGGCCAGGCTGCACTGGGCGATGCGGGCAACCGTCTAAACAATTTCTGGAGATAACATGGGTGACTTTTACAATCGTGGAGGCGGTAGTCTTGTTCTTACTGACCTCGAGGTAGATGGCACTACAATCGTCGTCGATGAGACCAATGACCGTGTAGGTATTGGTACTGCGACACCAACCCACACGCTTGATGTGGACGGTACTTTCAGTGTTGATGGTGCAGGTGTTTCAATCGACTCCGTAGGTGTTGCCGCAAACTTCACCGTTGCTTCCGATGGAGCGGGCGAGGATCTTACAATCGCAGTTACTGGTGCCACAGACTCCAGTGTTGTGATCAGCTCAACTGGTACGGGTGCCGATGCGATTAACATCGACACAACCGCTGGCAGTATCGACATCGATTCAGCCGACAACATCACCGTTGGTGCCGCTGATGAGATTTCCATCACGACTACATCTGTTGATGGTCACATCACCCTGACATCGGCCCACACGGCGGGTGTTGCGTTTCACATTGACGCAAACGCAAACGCTGCATCTGAAGTGCAGATCGATGCGGGTATCCTCGATGTCGATGTAACAGGCGTTGCGAGCATCGACTCCGTTGGCATGGACATCAATGCTGGGTCAGGCACCCTCGAACTGACTACATCTGGCGCGGTAGATATCAATGGTGCAGTTGTAACAGTTGACGGAACTACTCTATCTCTTGATGGAACCGACTCAACCAACCTGACCATGACTGCAAACAGCAGCAGCGCCAAGGCGTTGACCATTGATGCAGTAAACAGCGGCTCTGGTGTGGCCAGCATCACGCTTGGAACAACCAGCGGTACTGCAGTAAGCATTGGCCACACAACGTCAGAGACTACAGTCAACGACAACCTGACTGTGACTGGCGACTTGACTGTTAATGGTACAACGACCACGATCAACTCCACGACGCTTACCGTAGACGACCTACTTATTGAAGTCGCTTCCGGCGCTGCGGATTCCAATGCTGCTAACGGCGCTGGAATCTCTATTGATGGTGCAGACGCTACGATTACTTACGCCCACACCGGCACTAAGTTTGTAATGAACAAGCCTCTCGATGTGACCGGAGCGATCACTGCTACAAGCGATATGAGTATCGCAGCGAGTAAGGCCTACAAGGTAGGCAGCACAGCAATCCTGTCCGACAGTAGCGGCACAATGACGCTATCGAACATCGATGCGCTGGATGCTACAACCGAAGCAACAATCGAAGCTGCGATTGATACTCTCTCGAACCTTACGACCGTCGGAACCATCGGCACAGGCACCTGGCAAGGAACCGCCGTCGCGAGCGCCTACCTTGACGCGGACACTGCTCATCTGTCCGGTACCCAAACGTTTACCGGCACCAAGACCCTGAACTCGTTCAAGGGAACCGGCGGTGCCACCGTCACGAATATCCTCGACGAGGATGCAATGGGGAGCGATAGTGCCACCGCACTTGCCACTCAGCAGTCAATCAAGGCATACGCGGACACCAAGTCTGCCCTGGCCGGTAGCTCCAGCATCACGACGGTCGGCACGGTCGCCGCCGGAACGTGGCAAGGAACCGCGATCGCCTCTGCCTACCTCGACGCTGATACGGCACACTTGACGACTAATCAGACGCTATCGGGCGAGAAAACGTTTACGGCGGACCTTGTTGTCACCACAGCCAACCACTCGGTTACGGTTGATGTGTCTGCAGATGAGATGATTCTTGCCGGCGACACTAAGCTTTCCTTTAACGACGCAAATGGCGGTGAGAACATTTCGGCTGACGCCGGCGGTACTCTGGTGGTCAACGCGGGCGCAATTTTGGACGCGGTTGCCCCCACTATCGACCTTAATGCCTCGACCAAAATCATTGTTAACAGCCCAATCATGCAGATGTTCAGTGGAACCTCGGCCAGACCATTGATGTCGCTCGAATGTACAAACCCCGACGCGCTCGGCGGAACGCTTCAATTTGTCAAGGACGGCGCGAGCGTTGCGGACAACGATGTTGTCGGCACGATCAAGTTTGTAAGTGAGGATGATACCAGCCCCGACCCGGTTGTTCAGACCTACGCGACCATCGAAAGCACTATTTCCGACATGACTGCCGGATCGGAAGGCGGCAGCATCAGCATTAGCGTGGCGTCTCACGATGGCGAGCTTCAGCCGGGGCTTACCCTGCAAGATGGTAATGCCGAAGACGAGATTGATGTGTTCATCGCTAACGGTGCCGCATCGGTGACCACGGTTGCTGGCCTACTATCGGTCACGAGTGGTGTGGCCCTTGAAGAAGCGTCCTCGCTTGAGATTATAGCCCCATTACTACCGACAAACGACCACGCCTCGTCGGGCATCATTGCTCTAATGCTGGCCGGTGGAGCAATCGCAGCGTTCCAGACTGTATGCGCCCACACCACCACAGGCGAAGTGGTCATTACAGATTCGAATGCTATCGCCACCATGCCTGTGATCGGTATCGCTCCGGTCGCGATTTCGGATACTGCGACGGGGCCAATCATGCTTCAAGGGTTCATCCGTGATGATACCTGGACCTGGACGATCGGCGGAATCATGTACGCATCTGAAACTGCGGGAGCCATGACACAGACGGCGCCCACAACTAGCGGTGCATTCGTTCAGGCTTTAGGGGTCGCCATTAGTGCCGATGTTGTTTACTTCAACCCGTCACTGACACTGGTTGAGGTCGCCTGATGGCCTACGCTAAATGCGACAACGCCACGCACGGTAATTTGGCTAAGGTAAATAACGTACCCAAGGCTAACATTGCCAGTATTAACAGTGTCGGGGTGCCTGCAGCCGCAGGCGCTACCATGTGGGCAATATCGTCTAGAGATATGTGGATCTCGTGGGCCGCTACCGCTAATATCGCAGATGTGCTCGAGTGGGAAGGAAACGCGTACCAGCTTGAGAACAACAGTTCTGACACGAACGACATAGCCTATGGTCTTGATGGCAACGGTGGCGCGAAGTGGATGACGGTAAACAACACCAACGGCGACGAGATTAAATTTGACGGTAACAACGATATTACCGATGAGTCAACGTGGAGCACGCATAATGTCAGTACAGACTACGGGAACAACAGGTTAGAGACAATCCAGTACACAGGTGGTGACGGCAGTGCAGACTCATCCTCGGGGAATTCTGTCACGCGAGTCGGGTGTTGGATCGCTTGTGGCCGGACATCAACGAACGCTGCTTGGATACACCGATCTGTGGATGGCGGCGCCAACTGGACGCACCTTAACCTATTTGGGCTAACCAATATCGCAGGAAACGCTTCGGACGCTGACTATCATATCCGTGCGCTCGCTGGAGACGGCACAGGGAATTGGATGCTGGCTCAACGTGGAAACCTGTATTTTAGCTCAGATTCAGGTGTCAGTTTCTCATACCTGATTCAGCCCACAGGCGCGGGCACTAACGTGATCCGCGATATTGTGTACACCAACGGAACATGGTGCGTTCTAGTGAATGTGGGTGGTGTGACCTATCTGTATGTTTGTGCCGGAAGCACAGCAGCAAACATGGACGCCGCAGGTGATTGGGGCAATACGAAGATGCAGGATGACCCAAGTGATTCTAACCCAGCGGCTGCGGCAAAACTTACGGGCACCGCGCTAAGGCGAATGGCGGGAGCGGGTGGTCGAGTGGTGGCAGTTGATGCGGCGCGTTCGCTGGCTGCCACGGTCAACGGTAAGGCTACACCAGTCATCGAAGGCACAACCCAAACCCTACCCGACGCGGGCAGCCTAAATACAATCGCCACCGATGGGACCATATGGCTAGCTGGTTCGGATGGCGACAACACGGGCGCCGACGGTGGTGACATATGCAGGTCTCTCGATGGCGGCGAATCATGGTCGCTAATCGTGACTGGAATTGTTAGTCAGCAGCGAACGGTCGAGGGTATTGCGGCCGATGTATTACTACCCCTATAAGGAAGAATCATGAAAGATTTACTCACTGCACTTTTCTGCTCTCAGAAGCGCGTCTCTTGGCGTCGTCTTGCTGTTCTGGCTCTTGGTACTGCTCTGCTCGTTGCAGGCCGCCTAGAGTCCGCTCAGTGGCTTTACCTTGGCCTTGCTTACATCGCTGGTGACAGTGCTGAGAAAGCAATGGCTGCAATCTCGAAGAAATAGGAATTTATCATGGCAGGTTTGACGGACGAACAACAAGAGAAGCTCGCAATTATTGAAGAGAAACTCAAGGCTAAGGGCATAACCATGACGGCAGCTCAGAAGGCCATTTTGGTTTCTAAAGGCTCAATGATGAGCATCATGGCTGGTGATACCGGTCAACCGGAACAAACACCAGCACCAGTTCCTGACCCAATGAAGATTCAAGAAACCTTCCCGAAAGAAGCTCAACAGGCTGACAAGTCTCGCAAGGCGGCTCAAGATAAACGTGACGCCGAGATCAAAGCAGATATTGAAAAACAAAGGCTAGCGGCAGAAAGCGAATAGATGGCTACATCGACTACCAAGTTTGAAGATGCGTTTGACTACAAGGTGGTCCGTGAAACTGTGTGCAACAACACGGCCATCGTCAACGCTACTTCAAATCCAGGGTCGATTTACTCAATCTCATTGACGAATGCGACGGCGGCAGCGGCACACTTCAAGTTCTTTGATGCAGAAGCCGTCACTATGGGCACTACAATTGCCGACATGGTGCTTCGAGTAGCCGCCGCCACTACTACTGTGTACAACATTCCAGACGGTTTGGAGTTCACGTACCTTAGCTTTGCTTGTACGGTCAACCAGAACCCATTTGACAACACTGCGCTCACCGCAGCCAGTGGTGCTACCGTAGATGTGAAAATCATTTGCACTTGAGGTAACCATGGCCGCTACGTCAACATCTTCAATCACTGAGCTCGGTGGTAAGTACGTACTTGAGCGTGACTGTACTGGGGCGAATGGTGCTACTCCAAACGTGACTGGTGCAGCTGGCATCATTTACATGGTTCAAATCAACAACGAAGCGAACTCAACACCTTCTTACTTGAAGATCAGAGATAATACTGCTGCTACCCCGGCCACAACTACGGCAAACGGTGTAGGAACTCCGCACTTTTCGTTCAAAGCGCCAGAGTACACTAAGATCACGTATGCCATACCAGGTGGAGCTGCGTTTACTGCAGGCCTGTCAATGTGGTGCGTGACTGGAACTGAAGTTGGAAATGAAACAGATCCAACTTCAGATGTAATTGTGAAGTTGATCTGCTCGTGACTAAAGTAAAGAAAGCCATTGCCGTCATTATGTCTATCGTTTTTGGGATTCTTGCACTCGTTTTAGGAAAACGGAAACTGTCTAAGGAAAAAAAAGAGATCGAGACCCCTCCAGAAAATACAGTTTCTGATGTCGCACTTGATGATGTTCAAGAAAGCCTAAAAGAAGAACTAGATCGAATCAAAACTGCTACTGATGGCGATTCTCCTGCTGACGATCTTGCTGATCTTGGTAATGCACGAAAACGACGATGACGATGATCCTCCTTTTCCTTGGTACGGCCTTTGCGTCGGACCCGATTGACCGCCCAGCAACAACTAGCCCCGTTGACGGTGAGTGCTATAAGGTGCTGTCGATCAACAAGGGTAAGGCGCTACCTCAAGTAATCGTAGATTCATCTGGAATAGCCAAATGCTCCGCCGTTGCAGTTCCGCTGTCCCAGTTCTCTGATTTGTTGCAGACGGAGCAGTGGGGCGTGTCGGTTAAGTCTCAGTACAAGATAGAGACTTCAACGCTGCAAATGGAGATTGACTGGTACAAAACCAAACTTGACGAGGAAACTAAGCCGCTTCCTTGGCTGGAAAAACCGTCAACTCAACGCTGGCTTGGTAGAATAGAGACCATGGTAGTCGTCGGCATTGTCACTGCCGGGTTAGGGTCTACTTATTATTACAGTTCAGGAGCGGCAAGATGAACATCAAAGACTGGCTTATCCCAGGTATCACTATTGTATTCGCTGCAGGAATTTCTGTCGCATCCCTCGAATCTTCGGCTCAGGACACTGAAGACCTAAGCAAGCGGGTCGTTGCCCTTGAATCTAAGTCAGGTAAGCAAGAGGTTGTCGATATCAAGATTGAAGGCGTAGAGACTCGTCTTGATAAGATGGAAGTCATGATGGGTAAGATGCTGGAAGTACAGCAAAAGCAGGCCATCTCACAAGCTAAGATTTGCCAAGCAACAAACGCTGACTGCGACTGATGAGACCGACGCTACTAGACCAGGTGGAATCCCTTGGTCACACCGTATTTGAGTCAGGCCAGTACAACCTGAACATCATCGGAATCCGAAGCAAGAACCACAAGCCCAATAGCTTTGATGACCGCATGTGTGTTGTCTTCAGAGACGAGCAGGGCTGGGTTACCCGGACGTGGGAATGCACCACTGAGCCTGGCAAATACTGGCTGGAGAACCCGACCAACGTGAGCGGCACCGCCATTCTCGTGCCGGGGCAATATCGTGGTGTGTACAAGATCGACAAGCACCAGGGCAAGTATGACGCGCTCTGTCAAAGAAACGGCCCGGTTAAAGTCTACAGGGACGACAACAGAGACGACATCATTGACTCTGAAGTCGGTACAGAAGAACAAGGGTACTTCGGTATCAACATCCACAAGGCAGGGTCAGCCTCAACGCAGATAGGCCGCTGGTCTGCAGGCTGTCAGGTGTTCAGCCACAGCGCGGACTTCGACGAGTTCATGAGCATCTGCTACGCGGCCAAGTCCAAGTGGGGCAACAGCTTCAGCTACACACTCATTGACGAGCCTGAGTAGTGGAGGCCGTAATGGAGTCACTGTTGGCTGACGGCCACCTTGGGGTCTTCGCTGCGTTCCTTGTCTATCAGTTTGTCGCAATGCAAAAGCGTTTGGACGGTCTCGTTGGGTCCTTTCAAGAGCAACTCGACAAGATTAGAAAAGACTACGACGAGCGCACTGAAAAGATGCGTGAGCGCTACGACCGAGTGATTGACGAGTACAGAGACGACGCTGACAGTAAGTCTAAAGACTTTCTGATCACCAGAAGCAAGATCCACAACGACATTGTGTCTAAGCTCGATCGTATTCTAGAAAAGACTTGAGCCCCACCCAGTGGGAATAACCGCCGTTATATCTTTTTAGCCGCTGGAACGCCCTGTGTCGGCGCGATTGCATCGTTGAGCATGTCCAGAACCTTCATGAGGCCTTCTGGGGGTCCGTCGTCACGAGCTATGACCTTAACGTCGTACTTGGCACTGTTGTCGCTCTTACGGCTGTTCTCACTGTGGTTGGCCACAGAGCCGTGAATGGTGACATCGCAGGAGAAGAACCCGGCATTGTACTTGGCGTGCGCTGTAAGGTCAGCCTTGGTGTCGGAAGTCTTCTTACTGGAGGTAGATGACTTCACTTCCATGGTGAACCGAACCTCGGCTTCCTTGATCGAGAGGCTCGGAGTGTTGATGATGGCAAGCAGAGGAACCTGCAAGTCCACCTTCTCCATCGTAGTCGTGCCGTCAGGAGCTTGGACCGGCTTGTTAAAGCTGAAGTCCACAGTGCGGGCAGACATTATCTTGCCGGTAGCATCCGTATCAAGACCTACTTCTTGAATGAAGTCAGCCGATGCTTTGGCGAGCAGGGTCTGCGCGTTACAAGCAGCCTTGAGTGGGCCACCGATAAGCTGGTCCATTGGAAGGCCACCGAACTGATCGGACATGTTTACGAGAGTGTCTGCCATGATGGACTCCTATGGAAGCAGCTTGATTAGCTGATCATCGATTCTTGCGTAACCTTCTGGGGGCGCACTGCCCTTGAAAACCAGCTTGAGTTTAGCAGTGTTGCTCTGTTTGTTAAACCACGAAGAATTGCCACCGGGCCGTATCATAAGTTTGCCCTTAGTTTTCCCTTCCTCAAGACCTGATATTTCTACTGACATCTCAACTTCAAGGCGGTCCACGGTGAGGCTTTGCCCTGTAGTAAGGGACTGGAGAGGCACGGGTACATCGGTGTCAAAAAGCTTGCCGTCTACCCACTTGGGTATCCGCATCGTAACCATTCGGGGTGTGTATATGTCACGGCCACTCTCGTCTCTTATGGGCTCTCCATCGCCGTCAACCTTGAGCTCCCAGAACTCTTGCTTCATGATCGAGTCAAGTTCATGCCGCTCGGCTATGTCGGTCGCCGCAAGTACTGCTGACTGAATAGAGTGGACAATGTCATCTAATGAGTGCTCAGCCATAAAAAGTCTCGCCCTATCATCTCATTTATTCAGTAAAGTCCGCGCCAAGTTCTTCTTCGAATGTGTCTTTTGCGACGGTATCTTCTTTGACTTTCGATTTGTTTTCTTTAGCCGACGCATCTTTTGGAATCATAGAGTCAACGAACCGATTCAACGTAGCAATGAGCTCTGAATTGTCTGAACCTCCGCCTTGCGCTTGAATCGCCTCAATCAACTCTTTGTTGTTTCCCGTCACATCGACCTTCACATCGACAGCGGGAACACCGTTCTGGTATCGCATGTCCTGTTCGTTTCGTGCATCAACAAAGTTTGCAGCAAGCATGACCGCTTGGTCACCATTCTTGTTGGCGCGAATATCGACTTCGTATTCCAACATTACCCAGTCACCATTTGGCTGGATAAGCTTGATGTGCTTCAGCATGCTTTCAATCGTCTTTCCGATTTGAACTCGATAGATGTCTTCATCAACGCAGTTCAACATTCCAGCAAGCCGCCACTCGGCAGTCTTCAGGCGAGTGCGATAGCCTGAGAACTCCTTCTTCATCTTCTTGTCAATGAGTCGAATATCCATCTCACTTTTAAGAATATCGACCAACACATTTGGTTGAAGGATGAACTTCTGTGTTTCATTCTTACTGGCAGACTCTGCCATCATGACCTTGTATGGGGACATGCTCTTTGAGGCTTGATCAATCAACGACATTATTCATTCTCCTGTGAAGTGAAATCTTCTTCTGGCTCTGGAAGGTTGTTTGTTTTTGTACGTTCGACTAGGTCTTTAACCTTGGAAGCACGCTTCGGGGCTGGTTTTGATTTGGATGCCTGTACATCGATAACATCATTTTCATTACCCGTGTTGCCTTTGGCGTCAACGTCGGTCGAGGTAAAATCTTCAAAGTTCCTGTTGTCTTCGAAGTCTGATTTTATGTCGTGTTCAAGAACAGCCGTAGTTTTTGGCGTAAGCGGCAGGTACTTACAGATTCTACGGATTACCGTTTTGCGCCACATCTCTTCTGTGTGCTGGGCCCAGGGGCCAGAATCTGGGCTGCGAGAACCTTGGCGAATCCGGTTGATTTGATCCTTCCGCATCACTTCCACTTGGCGCTGTCCGTCTTTGAAAAAGCATACGGCGTATGCGAGTTTCAGTTCTCCTGGGTCATCGTAGTTGACCTTGTGTTTGAGAACCTCTCCACCCTCCAAAGCAAAGCAATGTTCGAACTCATCGTTCTCATGCACGACTCTGGCAGCAAAGTGTGCGACCTCTCCAGAGCGTTTAACTAAGTCCATCAATCCGGTGTACTCGATCCACAACTCAGCCTCGAAGGTCTTGGATCGTTTGTTCCACATAGGTACAAGCGATGCCCTGTGTAGTACACCACCGGCAACCAAGTCCAGCTCGCAAGCTTTAGCTAAGGCCATGTATACGGAAGTAGGGCTGCATTGAACGATCTTCTCGTTCTTCACGGCCTCAAACATTGCTACCCGAATAATCCGATCAACGTCGGTTCCCCGTGGCGCAATCTTTACGAGACTGCTTTTCTTGCTTTCAAGGTATTGGTTTAGGGCTGTTACTTTGTCCCGTGTACTAAGTGCTGTAGTCATTCTATTTTACCTTTACTCGAAGTGTTCTTATGCCTGGTTGTTCAATCAAAAACTTATGGTACATCTCTGGCTCTGCTTCCCTGAAAGAGTTCTTGTCGAACACTTTTCGAGGCTTCCCAAGCTTCCATGTAGCAACTCCTTCTATACCAGGGGAGTCTCCTATCTTTGCTCGTAAAATGTTCTCAAGTTCCCGCTTCTTGTTATCGTTCAACTTGAGCTCTTCCTTAACGTGTAGAATTTTCTCATAGAGATCTTTCTCGGCGACGGTTGCGGTTCTTAGCGGCTCGTCTTTTACCCTTGGGTTCAACTGACTGAGAACCTTCGTGCATGCGCTGGTGGAGTCTACGCTTGGAGGTACCTCACTCTCGACATACTTTTCCCACCACTCCTCTGCTGCGTCGAGAATAGACCCTCCAAGTTCTTTGTCTCGCTCGAGTCGATACACCCGGAAGTCATCGAGGCTGAAGAGCGTAGCTATGTCCCAGTATGGAGCATCAAAAATCTCCATGTAGACACGCATCTGAATCTCTACATCTAGTGGAACATCAGTTGTTCCAGAGTCGCCCCACCCGCGTCGATAGCGGCGGGTTTTAGCATCCATTCCGAATCTGACTCCATTGTGCTCTACAAGCCGATCAGGCGTACCAAAGATACGTGGTCGAGTTGGATTCCATGTCAGTCCCTCTTCCCAAAGTTTACACCCTTCCCCTAGGTGGAGTTCATAAAACTCACAGACATATTTTTCCATTACTCGACCACGCATCAAGACTGAATCGTCATGGTCGTCTGTATTGAACAGCCCCGTTTTTTCCGACCACAATTTGAAAGTACTGTTTTCAAATGAACCAATCTTCTCGGACTCGTCAGCGCACGCCATCATAATGCAGGCGATGTCTGTTCCACCTAAGCCTTTTTTACGCTCGGTAAGCCAAGCTTGTCGTTCTTGTTGGTTCATCGTTCCTCTCTTGTTGGTGAGACTACTCCTTAGCCTGAAGTGTGTCAAGGAGCCACACCCTAAGATGGACAAAAGGCATCGGTTTAGATAGTATCCAAATCAAAGGTGTGTCTAATGGTTGTCACTGAATATCGTAAAAGCTTACCAGGCCGAAGCACTCGTGTTGCTTTTGTCACTTGGTTGAATGGAGAGCTCGTTCGTTTTGAGATGAAAATCAGTATCGGGTACCTGAGAGACCTTGAGTATGGTCGTAAGACACCATCACTACCGTTGGCGATTGGCATTGAGAGAGCAACTAGTGGTATAGTATCGGTCAGGGAATGGCCGGGTCTATCCCCACGTTTACGATTATAAGTGGAGCCACAAATGAGTTTGAAAGATCAGGTACAGGCCATGAGAGTTGTCATGACATCTGCCAAGGCGTGTCATCATGGGTATCAGTTGCCGGGTGTCATAGCTGTACTCTATTCATACATCGCTGAGCTCGAGTCAAAGCTTGCAGCACCGGTAGAGAAGTTGGCCCCAAGTAAGGCCCCAGCAAAGAAAGCACCGGCAAAGAAAGCACCGGCAAAGAAAGTCTGGAAAAAGAAAGCTTAGCTTTCGTTGTTTTTAGGCGATGTCATCAGCAAATTCATTGCGACCGCCAATCGTATCTTTTGGAGATGTGCTTCGATTAATTCGGTAAGATTTGTTTGAGTGATCGAACTGACGACGAAGTCTCCATCCTCATCTGATATTTCAGCAGACTCATCGTCTTCGGTGACCACCCAGTGCATTGGCTTGTTCCATTGGTCACAAATCACATTTATGTTTGGCATGATCCTACTCCAGAAGATTTCGTGTACCGACACCCTTATGTGGAATGATAACTGTTTCTGACCAATGATTTATGATGTCACCCATCATTGTGTTTGCGACTTCATGACTGAGGGTGGCAAACTCTCTTCCCTTCATTACGCAACTTGACCACAGTAAATCTACGGTTTCGCATACTTTGTCTCGAATCGGAGTTGTGATCGACATGGCAGAATACGGTGTCATCTTCAACCATGCATAGATTTTGTCGACCTGTGACTCATCAAACACATGACCGTCATCTATGTAATCCAGAAGCATATTCCTAGCGTGAGCTTCGGCATCATCTGAAGTTGCAAGGTCAATCCAATTTGAAGAAAATGACCTATTTATAAGATAGTCAATGCCGAACCCAATAACGCTGGAGTAGTGACCATTTTCAATGAATGACTTCACACGATTCGACTCTGAATACATGTAGAACATTTCACTGCCTGGAAATGTCCTTACCTTGCCTGCAGGACTGTTGGAGCAGATACGGTCCTTGTCCTCTTCGGTCAGGTATCGATCGATAAATATCATCATCTCTTTTTGTTCTGCTGACTTCATTTTAAAAACTCCCATTGTCTTCATTGTCTACCGCTACTGGCTTTTGAATTTCAATCACATTGTCTTTGTTGGCTTCGACCCAAACATATTTCCGATCACCAAATACTCGTTTTCGAACTCGATCAAATCCCAGCTGTCTCATGATGTCGCCAACGCGCATCTCTGATGCACGAGTCATCTGGTACTTCTCGAGTTTTAAACCTTGCTCCATCAAATCAGTAGTAGACATGTTCAGGCCATTTGCTCTGATGTATCGCTCCACGATTTCATGCCACGGGTCAAACTGACGGAAATCGGAGGACTGCTCGTCAAGAACATTTTGGGCCTGATCCTCTAAGAACCACTTCTCACCATTTTTGTAAGCAACCGCAGACTCTGCCCACAACTGACTACGGTTGTGTTCGGTCCAGTCCGTATCCATCTTACCAACTTGTATTGGCCAGTAGCGTCGAGACCCAGTCTCATCGGTGATGAACTCGGCCTTGTTGGTGGTTCCACAGAACACTGTGTGCCTCTTCAGCGTCACTGTCTGGCGTGCGTATGGGAGTCGGAAGGTGTCCTCTTGAGCAGACAAGAACGCCTTAGTGCTGGAGTTTCTTGCCCTGCGAATAGAGTCGAGCTCTGCTACCTCGTAGATCCATGCGCGATGAATCTGCATGTAGGCGTTGCTTGAACCGATATCCATCGGTGTATCGCAGAAGTACTCAGGAGAGCCGAGGATGCGGAATGTTGTACTTTTTCGCGCCCCTTGTGGCCCGACAAGTATGAGAACACAATCGGCCTTACAGCCTGGTTCCATCGCTCTGGCGACACATTGTATGAGCCATCGGCGACCAATCTCTCGGTTAAGCTTGTTGTCTTCAGCGCCGCACCCGCGAACAAGCCACTCATCCATCCGTGGGACGCCATCCCAAACATTACTGTTGAGCCAATTGGTTAGTGGGTTCTTACCGTTTTGTTCTGCAATGAAGTTAGTCGCCTCAACGATCATGTCAGTACTAAAATGCACACCGTATTGCTTGAACATCCATCTCTTGATTCGCGTGTAGTCTGTGTCTTTCAGCGGTTTTTCATCAAGGTAGATGGCATTACTGAACTCATTAAGCCAAACCTTCTTCTTCCAACGCTTGTCTTTCTCCATGATGATCAGGATATTTGGAACCGTTGACTTTATATTTTGAACCCCATCCTTGCTTGTCTGCATCTCAAGGTGGCTGACAACCTTAGAGTCCATGCCTGACTGGGCGCTATCTTCATGCCCCTTCTCAGCCATAGACAACAAGTCAGAAAGCCTCGGTGCGCCCGGTTGGCCTGTGATGATCGCATCAATATCAAGCATTATCTTCCCCTACGAATTGGTGTAGTGGGATTCTGTAAGAGATTCTATCGGCAAGTTGCAACTGAATCGTCTTGGCGTATTCCTTGCCTGCTTCATCCGGGTCAGTACCAATATATATCTTTGTATCTTTTGGTATCTTTAGTTTTGAGACACACCCAAAAGACCCGGATGTACCTGCAAGAATTGCGATTTTTAAGTTTTGGTCTTCAACCTCTGCAGAACACTTCATAAAGTCGGTAATGCCCTCAACAAAGAGAACTCCATCGATCTCTACATCTACTCCTCGCAACATCTTGACGGCATATCTATTCGGCATGAAAAGCCCTTTTGCCTCAAATCCTTTCGGCCAGAGCGTCTTAGGCCCAGCCTTTGGAACATCAACAGCCCTACTGTGAAGGCTTACGAACTCCCCATCCTCAGTGAATGCGGGCGCAACAATTCGCCACAATGAACTGCGTCCTGCAGGCCACCACCCTGGCCAGTCAAAGTCTTTTCGGTCTGGCGTGATTCGAACGACACCAGACTTAGAAAGTGCGGAAAGGTTTAGATTCCTTCCCTTTAAAAATTTAAGCGCTTGGTCTTCGCTGTTCAACTGGTTGAGGTTGCGCGATGCTTTCCAGAGACTGTGTACCTCACCGACTGGAGGTCGCTTCCCTCGAATCCTTTTCGGCGCTGAGAGTACCTCTGCACCTTCTTCAATCTTCACATCGAACCAAGTTCTTACTCGTGTTTTGTTGAAGGAGTCTGCCTCTGAAAATTTACTACCACATATTCGATACGTGACCATGTCAATGCCAGACCCACCGGCCCCACATTTATGGCACTTCCAACCTTTGTCGTCACCCCTCAGTCCGATCGGGCCACGGTTGTCCGATGACCCTCGATTGACTTCACCACACTTTGGGCATGGTGCGAAGGAGTTGTTGCGGCGAGGCTGTAGTCCAAGCCTGTTCGCTATCTCTGATACTGCTACGTTCTCTGCTATATGCAACCACACAATTAAATCTCCATCTATATAGATGTTGGGGAAAGGGGAAGGGGGAAGGAGTGTGCCACAGGGGGAGCGTGGTTAGTGTCTCTCGATCTTATACTTAAGTAGCCCTTCTTGATTGATCCAGAGCTCCATGGAAACTCCAACGGTGGTGCGACAACGACTTGCGTACTTCGCTAACAAGTTTACCGAGATCGGGTTCCTTGTCCCATTTAGTGCGTGCCAAATGTGCGTGTGCGATACCCCGAATACTCGCCCGGCCTCGCGATATGTATCAGCAACCTCATCGACTAAAGCTTGAAGCGCTGGGTTGGTGTTAATGACGAAGTCATCATTGGTAGTCATTGTTCTCTCCTGTTGGTGTTGCTACGTTAGTCAACACGACTCTTCTTGTCAAAGAAGACCACTACATTTAGCGAGTGCGTGGTCGTGTCGAATGGTATAGACTTTGATACCATATGTAGGCACATTTATTTGGAGTAGAAATGGCTCTTACAGTCACCGGATTTACAAGTTCAGCATTGGCATACAAGATCGTACACGAGAGCAATGCCAGTGATGCGGTGAGCGCAGACGTGCTGGGCGGAGCAGGTACCCTCTGGGCTATAGATGCCAATCAGCAGACAGCTGCAATTGCCTATCTCAAGATAAAGATTACCACCGGTACAGTTACTGTTGGTACGACTCAGCCTGATCTTATGTTCGAGATTCCTTCGTCCGGTGCAGTAATGATCAACCTTCCTGCTGGCCTTGCATTCGATCAGCTGAGTTTTTGGGTAACCGATGCTGCGGCATACGATGATACAGGTGACCCTGGAACCGTTCTTCTGACCTTCCTTTGCTCCTGAGGTAACCATGGCCGTCACAACATCCACTGCATCAGCTCCACTTGTCACTACAATTGTCACGGACATTGATGCTGACACTACTCTCGAAATCATAGCGGCTGGAAATAAGACTGTATACGCAGTCGAGATTTCTAATCCGAATACAAATGAAGCCGTGTATGTCCACATGATACCCACTGCCAGCGGGTCTAGTTCATCGACACAGCACACCACACAGTTGTACTGCCCAGCAAACACGACGATGTATTACTACGCTCCACTTGGGTATCTGACTAGTACGGGAATACAGTGCTACTGCACAACATCGGCTGGTGGTGGGGCCAATGCTCTGGCACCAACCAGTGATGTTCAGATTAAGTTCGGATACACTGCGCGCTAAACCATACAGTCCGCAACGTTTACAATGGGATGCAGTGGTTGGTTCGATTTTTTCGTACCTGCACCGAACGTGATCAATCCTCTCTGGGACAGGTTTGTCACTGCACACAAAACAGATCGGTGAACCTTCGCCCTATCACCATCATTGTTTAAATCATCGGTGATCGTATTGATTGTCTCATTCCCTGGGTCCGAAATCACATAAGAAAGAACCGTACCACGGAAAGATTTCTTACTCACGATAGTCGTTAGAGCGTCATTTGGTTTCATTCTTTTCCTTTAGTCCGTAGTTGTCCCTCGCCCAGCCATTTCCCTTTAGGCTAAAGCTTGTAAGCGAAGGCTTCTTATTCATCTGTTTCTTACACTTTGTGCAGCTCGGCCATCTATCAGCAAAACTCTGAAGCACTTCAGCAAATCCACCGCAGGCGTTGCATTCAAATAAGTACAGTGGCATTGCTTCTCCGGGATATAAAGTAATGGCATGGGAGTCTTTGATGCATAGGTTCTTTCAGCCGTACAAGGATATCCTGGTCTACCACGACTATGGACCCCTTCTTCTGTTCTGGAACATCGCAGACCTTGCGAACAACCGAGTGCTCTGGATGAGCTACGGTGAAGCCCTTGATGGGGGCAATGAGTGGGCCTACTTCCAGTACTGTCTGTACTTCGTGGTCGCACTGGGGATGCTGTTCAGCCTTCCCAACATCCGGTCCTGCTCTAGGTTCGTTGGCGTCTACCTGATGCTGTACATCTTCTCGACCACCAAGTTTGTCATGAGCGTAATGGCTGACCCTGAGTTCGCTGTTGGCGAAGTTGGGCGCAGCCTTATAGTTACAGGCGTGTATTTTGCCCTGTGGGTTTGGATATACGTTAAAATGAGAGTGGAAATAATGCACAAGGATCTCCATGGATAAGCCGACTGCCACCGCTGCCGCCGTTGCCGTCGTTACAGGTGCGTTCAGTGCGGGTGCGTTCAAGTTCTATGAGTTCATGTCGAGGCAGAAAAGAGAGGTAAAGAAAGAGGAAAAGGCAGAGCAGGTGATGTACCGCGATGACCTCATAAGAAGAGTCGAGAAGTTGGAGGAAGAACGCGATGAGCACTTGGAGCAAATCATTCAACTGATGACGGAGGTTGCTGGCTTGAAGGTTGAGGTTGATTACGTCAAACGTGAGAACGAGATCCTGAAACTTAAGGTCGAAGCATTAAGATAGACTGGGGCGGATGGACTCGAACCACCAACTTCCTGGGTAACAACCAAGCGTTCTGCCGATTGAACTACACCCCATCATTCTTTTGACTCTCCCTGTGTGTCGCACATTCCCCAACGAACACAGCCTTGTTCGCCTGGTAGCGCCTCGAATAGCTCAAACTGTCGGCCGCCGTGCTTGGTCCTTGCCCATTGAACCACGCGATCGATCGGCCAGCAAAGCCCCGAACGCTTGCCGGTTGCCGGGTTGATCTCGCTACCGGGTGATTGAAACCACGCCGGCGGGTTTCGCAGTTTTTCCCCCTTTGCTTCGGAGCGTATGATCTGTATTTCGTTTATGTCTTTTTCTAAGTCGGCCAGCAATGCGATCCTGTCCGGTGACTTTTGGGCTATCCGTTTGATCTCTGATTTGCGGGCATAGATGCAAGGGTAACAGCCGACCCGCTCCGCCGGATTGTCACCAAGATACATTGGGTTTGGGCTCACATTGTGCCGTTGGTGTATGTCGATCACATCTTGGAACGTCCACCGGATCAACGGGCGCCACACCTCGCAGTCCCCCGCGTCGAACCATTCCCATTCCGGCATTTTTGCGCGTGCTTTGCTCTCCTCGGCGCGTATTCCAACCACGTTGATCGGTTCCGGGTCCATGCCTTTTAGGTAGTCCCGTGCCGCGTGTACCTTCAATTCTGAGGTACACCAACGCCGCTGACGGGTTGGAAACATGCCTTTGAATATTACCCACCGGACCATTGGCGAATACCACCCAAGCCGGGTTTCGTATTTTTGGGCCAATGCTTCCAATTCCGGCGTTCTCATGTCCCGCTTGCGTATCAGTCGATCAATGGGTCCGATCTTGCTGGGCAGGTAGTCAGTCAAGTATTCATAGGTGCTGGCGTGCTCCCAGCCCGTGTCGAAGAAGATGGCCTCGTAATCGAGACCAAGCTCCTTCATATATAGACACGTAGCTGTGGAGTCCTTTCCGCCACTGACTGACACGACAACCTTGCGATCACCGATTTTCTCTTTGACTGCTTCGATGTCGTGGTAGTCAATCATTAGAACGGAATCCCATCGTTGCCATAGTCGTTGCTCGAGGCAGGCCTATCCTGAGATGTGCTCTCTGATTTGTCTGCCTTAGTCAGGAACTCTACCTTGTCAGCAATGATCTCTGTGCTCTTGCGAGGATTGCCCTGCTTGTCCTCATATGAACTCGTTCGAAGTTTACCGTCAACGGCGACCTTTTTACCCTTGTCGAGGTACTTGGCGCAGTTTTCAGCGACTCTGCCGAACACGACAACACGATGCCACTCAGTGTATTCTTCCCACTGGTCACCCTTCTTTGTAGATTCAGTCGTTGCAACACTGAAGCTACACACAGACGTTCCACTCTTTGCTTGGCGTACCTCAGGCTTCTGCCCCAGGTTGCCGACTATCATTACGCGATTCATTATTCACCCTTTGTTGTTAGTAGTTGTTCTCTCATTGCTGTCTCTGTATCAACTCATCTGGCGCATGCCCATCGGACGATTCTCGGATCATCGCAACGATGTCCTCTATCGGTAGCTCGACGGTCATACACTTTGTATTGCAGGTCTTACATCTTCGAAGTCGAACCGCGAAATCTGATGTGTACCAATCGACAACCTTGGCTGCCTTCCTTACTTCGGACCCCTTCCCCGGTCTTGTTGGACAACGTGTAGCCGTTACCGTCGTTTGCTCTCCACACTGTGTACATATCATGACGCTCTTACCGCTATTCTTTCGACGGTACATCCAATGTCCGTATAGAGTTTCCATCGCTTCTTGTGCATGTAGAACAGCGCTGGAGCAGCGTCCACAAGGTCAATGACAATGGGATCTTTCTTGTTGTCTGCCCGACGCATGATGCGACCAATGCGCTGTTGGATGCGACCCATAGACTTCGTCGGCGTGGTCAGTATCAACGTGTCCAGACCCGGCAGGTCGAGGCCCTCGTCGGCAACCGTAGTAGCAAACAGTGCCTTGATCTCACGACTGTCGGCGAGCTCGAGCACCTCTGCCCTCTGCTTCTTGGTCATCTTACCAACCAAGGTAGCAGCACTGATACCACGACTTGCAGTCTGTTCTGCCATGTCAACGCAGTGCTGAACTCGGTCGGACAACACCAGAACCTGGCGACCGTTGCTAACCATATTCTCAACCATGCTGAGTATCTGCTCGTTCCGATCAACGTCCGAACACATGTCGTTGATCATCTTAATCCAGTCCTTCTTCCCGCTGGGCTTCCAGTAAGTCGCGGTGAACTTTACCAGAGGAGCAAGGACGCTTCCGTTCTCGATGAGCTCTGGCGTGGTGATCCTCTTGAGGGTCTCACCAAAGTGCCAGTACAGGATGTCACTCAAGCCGTCAGGACGATCAGGTGTAGCGGTGAGCGCCAGCCGTATCTTCGCAGGCATGCCCATCATTACTTCACTGAACGTCGCCGCTGGTACGTGGTGAGCCTCGTCAACGATGCAGACACCGAACTGCTTACCGAACTCGAGCATCTCATCAAAGCGCATCTTAGATAGTGACTGGAACATCGCAATGACAACTTGGCCTGTGTCATCCTTCTTGCCACCGCCCCACACTGTGACGTTTGGAACTCCACCCGTGCAGGTTTTAACCTGAGCCTCGATGCGAGACTTCCACTGCTCTGCCAAATCATTGGTGTGAACCAGAATCACAGCACGAGTATTGTACCGAAGTATGGCACCCATGCCCATCATCGTCTTACCCGCACCGCATGGTGCAACGATAAGGCCCTGTTCCTTGCGCTCTAATGCGTCCACACCCTCGGCTTGGTAGTCCCTTAGTTGTATGCCTTGAACGAACTCAAGGCGCTCGTCTTCTGTTCTTAGTGTGGGAAAGGTCGTGCGGTTGATGTTCTCCAGCCCGTACTCACCCAGGTCAATGCCCCGAGGAATCATCAGGCCGCCGCCCCACTCGTGCCACAGAGGAATCGTCTGGCATGCATAGACGTATTCGTCTGGCATATTCACCCACCGGCCTCGGTCACGAAGCACCAGAGCTTGGGCGAACGCTGGGTTTCTGCACTTGTACTTCTTCTTCACGCCCCCAAATACGGGACTGTTGATTGGGATGAAGTACCCTCCGCTCTCTACGCATCTGTTATCAGTCATGGTGTTCCTCTGTTGATGTAACGATAAGCTTGTTTTCCTGAAGCCCAAGTTTTGCCAATGATTGGTTCCCGTGTCCAACCATCGGAGAGCATGTGATCCGCAGCCAAACCTCGCGGGCAGATCCATTGTTCCCAACGATTGATATGTGTGACACCCTTTAGAAGACCATCTATATTTGCGCGCTTTCCGTTGGCATAAATCGACACTCGGTCGCCATTGAGATTTGTGTAAGTTGTAGCCTTGGTCCGTCGTACCTTTTCCCATCCTGAACATTTATACACATGCCCTGTGTGGCCTGCGCCTTCGTCACTGTAGGTCACGAGAACGGGCCATCGCCCCCTATCGATTTCATGTTTCATTTGTCGGCGTAATGGTCTGCTGACATGGTTGAGCTGACGAAGTTCTCGTGGCACAGCAACCATGCGGGAGAGCGATAGCACACCTTGCGGAGCCTCAGGACAAACAGACTTAGCTGAACCAGGTGGCGGTGGTTGCCAAGCATATGCTGCAACTATTTGATTATTCTCGTACACCCCAAAACAGTAGGTGCCTGTACCGCCAGCCGATTTGTATGGATGATAAATAGAACATAAATCCCGAACTTCATCGATTGTGCAGCGCCTTAAGTCGTAGTCCCAACAAATCTTTTTTGATGGTTCTACAAAATCAAAGAGCAAACTTTTTTGCGTCATGATCACGTTTCTCTCTGTGGTGTTAGTATACTACATATAGTGTGTTGAGGCATCT